ATTCTAATATTTTATCAATTAACGGTAATATTTATTAGCTAAATCTTACGTTTGCAGCAGCAATACCAACACGTCCTAAGTAATCAGCAGCATTACCTAATGATGATGCAGAGTTTGATAACTCAACATAACCGTAACGAGTCATGAAGCTAACTACTGGTTCGAATGTAGTTGGATCTAAAACAACACCAGAAGACATTAATGGAATATATGGGCAGTAGAATGCTGGCGCATCTGATTCTGCACCACCTTTATAACCGATTAAGATAGAAGTGTCATCAGTTGCATAGCTGTTTACATATACTTTTAATGAGTTGTTTAAAGTACCAACAAATTTAGTGTTAGTTGGAGCTTCAAAAGTACCTTCAGTAGTACGTGCGAAAGCAGAAGTAGTAGCTGATTGTAAGATAGTTAAAGCGTATGGGCTTACAACAGCATAGTTACCTGCACCACGACGAGTACGTTGTGCAATTAAGTTAGCAACACGGTTGATTTGAATAGCTAGAGCAGCATGTTCATCACCAACGAAAGTAGCAGTACCAGAAACTAATGCTTGGTCATAAGTCAATACATCAGAACCAGCTAAGCTTAATAAAGAACCAATGATTTCTTGGTCGATTTCAGCAGTGATTTCTTGAGCTAAAGCAGCCATAATTTCTGCTTCAACATCAATTCCTTGTTGTGATTGAGCATCTTGAGCAGATTCGAAAGTCCAACGAGCAGACAATTTACGAGTTTTTGCTTCAACAGTTTGTTTCAAGATTTGGATGCTTATTTTTTTTCCAGCTTGACCTTCTAAAGCAGCAGTAGATGCAGCTTTACCGCCAGAAACAGCGTCATTACCAGAATAAGATTCTGCAATTTTGAATGGTGATAATGCTTCTTCACCAGCTGCAGTTTGGTTAGCTGAATCAGCATAACGTACACGTAAAGTGTGAATTTGACCAACTGGACCAGTCATTGGTTGTACACCAACTAATTCGTTAGCGATAACAGTTGGCATTACACGACGGATTACTGGTAAGATAACACGGTTTAGCGTAGCAACGTTACCAGCAGATGTTGCACCAGCAGTTGGAGATTCAACTAGATATTTACGAGTATTTTCTAGAGTAATTCCCATTACTGATTTTTTAGTACCTTGAAGTCCTTCTAAAAGAGCTTCTTTAGTTTCAGCCCAACGGCCGTTAAGTAGTTCTGACATTATATTTCTCCTTAAAATTTTAGTCCAGCGAGTCTTCTAATGTCAACTATATTAGATTCATCTTCGCCGCTACGTGGTTTATTGGAAACTTTGTTTCCAGTGATTTCTTTGGACTCAGAGAGTACCTGTTTTTGTTGTGGTGCTTTACCAGTAACAACTGCTGGTAAATATTTATCAAAGCTTTCAAATAATTTTGAAGTTTTAACACCTTCCATCAATTCGCTCATGATTGCACGTTGCTCAGTGTTTAACGGAGTTAATAGTTCAGCCATTATTGCATTTCTTTCTGATGCTTCTTTCAACGCAGAAATTTCTGCTTGTTTGCTTTCTAAAAGTTTTTCTGCTTTAACAACAGCTTTTGCTGCTTCATTTATAGCAGATTCTTTCATGTCTATGACTTTAAGCAATTTTGAAGTTTCAGATTTTTCATTTAAATAACTAGTTTGGTATTCAGCAGCAAATGCTTCAAATAATTTGCGTCCAAATTCAGTACGACGAGCTGAATCAATATCTTCTTTAAGTGCGGTAATTTCAGTACGTAAGCCTTTGTCTACAACGCTTTCAACTAATTTTGCAGCACGTTGAATAAATTGTTCTTTTACTCGTTTTATTTCTTCTCTTCCTTCACGAATTAAACGAACTTTAGTTTCATTTAATTCAGTTTTATCTTTATAAAATTCAGTAATTTCTTGAGCTAATGCCTCAACTACGAAATTTTCTAATTTGCCAAATTTATTAACCATTTGCATTTGATCTTCGTGCAATTCTTTAACTTCAGAAGCTAATTGTCTTGTAACAAATTTCTTCATAACAGTTGCACTTTCTGCAATTTTTTTAGCATGTTTAACTTTCATTTCTGCCAATTGTTTGCGATCATCAGCGAATTCAACAATTTCTCTTGATAATTGTTCAGAGATCATGCGATCTACTGCATCAATCATAGTTCCTTTGTCATGTTCATATTTTCTAGCAAATTCTTCACGTAGTTCTTGAGCAACTTGTTGACGATTTTCATTAACGCGAGTCGTCCAAGCTTGTTCAATTGATTCCTTTAGGTCTCCAGAAATCACATTATTTTCAAATAACGGTTTTAATGCATCCAACATGTGTTTCTCCTTATTATTGGAGTTTGCCTGTAAAACAGACACCCTTTTTATACTATCTAACTAAGTTTCCTTAGTTAAATTTATAGTTCAATTTTTCCAAATTGACTAAAATCCCTAATCATTACTTTAAACCAGTAATGATATTAATTAAACTTTCTTTTAAATGTTTTTGTGCAGTTGGATCATCCCGCAACTCTTGAGCCATACGATAAGAATTATATCCACCACGTGTATTCATTAAATGTTCATAAATTGGTGTTGGATAAGCACCAGGTGCAGAAGGTGTTGCCACCATATCTACTGTGATAATTTCAAAATCTGAAACTTCACCTGATCCATTATCTTTAACATTTCCAGAACCCCTTGATGAAACACCTAATTTAACACCGCTTTCCAGCATTGTTCTAATTAATTGTCCCATAGGAGTTGGTAATATTTTCAATTTACCATAACCATTTGGACCATCCATCCACATACTAGTAATCATATGAGACACACGATCCAAATTAATTTTTAAATCATCAGGGTGGTCAGCTTCACCAAGAACTGAATAACCATTTTGAATCTGATCATTCAGTGCTTTTACGGCCTTGCTTATTTCGTTAACTGGGTAAACACGTTGGTTAGCGTTTCTAATACCACCTTGAATACAAATGCCACTCAGATATAGGTTTTTACCTTCCTTGTCATCAGACTCAAGCATTAAATTTGCTTGACTAAAACTAAGGTTTTCTCTGAGATATAACATAATCTTATCTTTTACCTATTGGGCTTTTAGTGTTAGCAGCTTGTTCACCTTTAGATTTACCAAAGCCACCATTTACAGATTTTAATTTAGTTGCTTTGTTTGATCCAGTTACATTAACATTGCCAGAATTTAAATCTTTAACTTTAGGGCTTTGTAAACCACCTTCAGTTCCAGATTTGCTTCCATCACCAGTAACGCTAATAACTTTTCCACCTACGTTAGGTTTTTTTACTGCATATGGGCTTTTAACATTTACACCTTTATCACCAGGAGTTGGTGTTTTTACTTTTTTAAGTTCAGCACGTTCCATCATGTGTTGTTCTTCATCACCAAATTCATCACTGCCAAATTCATCGTCATCACCAAATTCATCAGAACCTTCTTCATCATGAATACCAGGGAAGTTTTCTTCTTCGTTTTCTTCACCAGCTAAAAGTTCTTCAAATTCAGCTTTTAATTCATCTAACGCATCTTCTAAATCAAGAACGCGATCTTCTAAGTCACCTTCTTCATCATCAAACTCTGATTCATCATCAAACTCTGATTCATCATCGTCAATATCGAAATCTTCTTCATCTTCTTCATCTTCTTCAGATTCATCTTCATCATCAAAAGATTCTTCATCAGTTTCTTCTTCTTCAAAATCCTCAGCTAATAATTGTTCATAAATTTCACGTGATTTAGATACCACGATATTATGAAAAATTTCTTGAGCTGCTGTGTGATCTTCATTGATCAACGCTTCTAACATTTCTTCAAATTGTGCACGGTCAGTCATATTAATTCTCCAGTATTATAAGTTACACGGCTATAACATATATTTACACTATTCTTAAAAAATAGTGCAAATATAGTGTAAAAATTCGCGTTTTGGTGTTTACATTGCGGGTGGTTGGGCGCCATACATTGAATGTATGAATGCAAGCTCATTATCTTGTTCTAAAAAATGAGCTTCGCTACTTTTACGTAGTTCATTTATTTGCCCCAATGTAAGTCTTGTTTTTCGTGTATCACGACGATGCATAGTGCTTTTATCACGCATAACGTCATAACGCATATCATTAGCTGAATGTCGTGTTTCAGGATCGATATAAAATAGTTCTCTAAGTATCATCTTTTATTTATCATTTATTCAGCAGTTGGCATTGGTGCTTGTGGCATTGGTGCAGATGTAGCATCAGCAGGTGTATCGTCTAATGAGCTTAAATCCATATCATCTGGTGCGCTTAAATCACCAGCTGCTCCAAAATCACCAGCTATGCCTGCTGCAGATAATCCAGCTGAACGTAATTCACCAGCAGCATCAGTATGTGTTGGTTCATTTTTGCCTTGTTCATCACCCCACATTCTTTCATTTTCTGCCATTTCTTCAGCAGTTAAACCTAAAAAACGTTTTAATGCAAAACGTTTACTCATATATGGTATTGCTTGGATTGTATTAAAAGTATTAATACGAGCAGTATCTAATTCTGCTTGTCTAGAACTTGCAAAGTTCATAGGAGGATTGAATTCTAAATCAAATAAATTTATATCTATATTCAATCCACGTGAATAGATATACATTTTAAATTCTTGATCAAAAATTGGTGATAATAAACTTTGTCTTCGTTCACATTCTTTATTAAAACGCAATTCTTGTATATATGCGGTACCCACCCGCCCATCACTAAATTTTTCTTGTCCATCTTCTGCACCAGTTGGTAAGTACGAACTTGGAATTCTTAACCCTCTGAATAATTTATTAGTAAAATATTGTAAATCACCAATTTCACCAACATTTGTACCACCAGCCAATGTTGTGACATCGCTTCCTTTTGATTCAGTTGTTCTTGGAAAAAAATAGTCTTCTGACATTGCCATAGGATTATATGCACTATCAATTACATTGGCACCACCACCTGTTTGGCTTGGTATTCTTCGTTGATGTATCTCATTTTTAACACGTTCTACAAACGCCATTGCTAAATGAGGAGGCATATTACCTACATCAATATGAAATACTCTGCGTTCTGGTGCACGTTGAATACGGTAAATTAAAATAGCATCCTCTAATAATTCTTTTTGTTTATAAACTTTAAAAACATTTTCTAAAATACTATTTCCAAAAGGATAATTATTATCCAAACCTTCCGATAATGACAAATGAATTACATGCTCAGCAGCAATTGCGTACTCTGTTTCAGCCAACCCCCATCTGCTACCAGAACTACTAGTTGGATATGGTCCAGATGCACCACGTTGGCTTGCATTTGCTCCTAAATAACCACTGCTAGGAATAACACCACCACTATTTTGTCTAGGATTAATATTTGGTGTTATTTGAGTAGCAACTAAATTCATAAAATTTGGAGCTAAATCTTTAATTACATATTGTTCGGGTTTTTTACCATCACTTTCATTAACTATTATTTTTATAACTTTGCTAGGATCTACCCAATTCCATTTTTGTGTTTCTGGATCACGTATGAAGAATGCATCACCGTATTTAAACGTGTTTCGAACAATTCTAAATATACGAATATCAAATTGTTGTAATTTGTTCCATTGTTGCAAGTATTCACCTAAAATTTTTACTTCTGAATTAGTAGCTTTGTGACGCCACTTAACTTCAAATGGGCTTTTACCATCTTTTAACTTTTGTGTACAGAATTCTGCTAAAATATCTAATGCAGCATTGATTTCTGGGTCACTATCCATTACTTCGTATTGCTGATATCGTTCTATTCTATTAGGGCTACCTGTGTAAATATCAGGCAAGTAGCTAGAGTAGTTAGTCCTTGCTGGGCCAGCTTTAGAAGATGAATTAGAGTTTGTTAGGGGGCTAGCGTCATCTGATGTAACTGGTGAAAAATGTTTTTTCCATGTCATTATATTACCTCGTTAATATTATATTTATTCCATGTCCACAGAGATTGACCGCAATCCCATATTATGTCATAGTTTTTGTTTTGCATTATTTCTTTAGCTGTTAAATTAGGATCGTGTCCTTCTTCTACAAGTTTATGCTTTTGAAATTTTTCTCGGTTATATCTTTTATGATAATCTGTATAATAAAACCCAATTGTTTCATTTTCTTTTTTCATCCCTAAATTAACATAAACTTTTCCGTTACCCCATCTATTATCACTATAACTTAATACTGATTCAGGGTTATATTGTTTAATAAAATGTTTAAATAATTTAGATGCTCCACCGATTACATTTGCTGATGAGCAAAACCGTAATATTTCGTATTGAAATTTTTTATTAAATCTAGATTTTGAAAAATTCATAACAGCTATTAAGTTAGATTCATAAAATAATCCATAATTAATACTAGCAGAGACTGAGCCTTGTAGATGATATTTATTAATAAATGCAGATGCTATTTTTGATGTTATGGTTTCAATTTTACATTTTCTAGCGTGTATTTTAGATGGAGTTTTATTAAGTATATGAGTTAGTCTATGTTTTACTTTGTATTGCGATAAGTCCCATTCATCACCAAATATTGTAATTAACGTAATACCTTGTGCTAAACAATTTTTGTATTTGTCATAGTGATATGTTTTGCCTCTTCCAGCACGCTCACTGTGATAATATAAACCGCCGTACTCAACTGCTATTCTTAAGTCTGGAATGAAAATATCTATTTCTTTTCCGTTTAAAATTGTTCTATTACCAATTTCAGTTTCATAGCCTAGACTTTTTATAAATTCATTTATTTCAGTTTCTGGTACACTTGACATATCTCTGATATATAAATCTTGTATATCGTATTTTTTTGAGTATAAATATAAAGTATGTGGTGCAACATTAATGGTTGCCAATACTTCTTTCCTAGTTTTTCCTGAAATAAGTTCTATTAATTTTTCTTTACTATCTAAAATATCCAAAACATCTTGAGATATTCCAATTCTACTAGGGGCATATACTCCGTATTTTTCAGTTAATGTTTGTTTAGTTTTTTCCAACTGCAATTGTTTATCTTTTTGTGTTTTTTTGGAGTTAGTTTCTTTTGCTTTTGCTCTTATTTCTTCATTCTGCATAGGAACTTTTCCGTTATACTTCTTCATATTAGTTAAGAAAAGTTTTTCTTTTTGAGATTCTAATTTCATATGATGATCAACACCGTATCTATCATTAAATGTTTGAATTCTTTTTTGTTTAGTTGCTAACTGCTCAGCTTCAGTTTTGTTTTTAATAGTATTTCTATGTTTTTCTTTTACTATTGCTGATTGAGTAGCATACGGTGTACCTAATCTAGAAATCATTGTGTTTTTTCTTTTTTCATCTACACCAGGTATATAATTAGCGTTATCGACTCCATATTTACTTTGCAATGTGTCTTTAAGAACTTCCATCCGTATATTAGAAATACATCTGCATTTATTACCTAATATGCATCCTTTTCGGTAGCCGAGGTCAAAAGTGTTAAATTGTTTGGGATTATTAAATTCACAGACTGGTTGTGGACCGTTCAAAATAATAAAAACTGATTCCATTATATTTTTAGTAGTGTATTGAGAGGTTTGAGACACTACCCAGTCTTTTATCGCAGGATTTCTTTTTAGAAATCCTGGAAGAGTTGAAGATTTATGTTCAGAAAGCCATGCATTTATAATTTCTTTATTCATGTAGTATTTAGCTTTCTTGCATTTACTTCAGAATAATTATTCATACATCCTTTCATTTCCTTACAAATATGATCTATTACCTGTTGATTTAGCAGCCATTGATGCACCTTTTTTACTTGAGCTACTAATAGACTCAGTATGTGTTAACATTTGTCCGATCTGCTTATTTAAACGTTCCAATGAGTCATGCAAGTCTTTTATTGACACGGTTGAAGTCGTATTAAGTTGTGGTGGCTGCACAACAGGTTGTTGTGGTGGAACATATGCTGGTGGTTGTGAAAGCTTAGTGGCAATTGTAGGTTTTACAGCATCTGCAACTGAAGTTGGTGGTTTAGCTTTAGATACTTCATTTGCGTATTCTGAATCACCTTTTTTATTACTATCAAAAGTTGGGGCTGCTGTTGGTTTATCTTTTATTGCAGCTGATGCTTTTGAAGCATTCATTTCTTTTAATTCTTTTGCTAATTTTTCTTCATATGTGAGTTTTGTTTCTTTTTCAACAGGTTTTGTTTTAGTTAAATCACCAAAGAAATTTCCAACATCACTAAAGACATTAGATTCTTTTGGTTTAGAAGTTTCAACTGGGTTAATAACTTGTGGTTTTGTTTTAGTTAAATCACCAAAGAAATTTCCAACATCACTAAAGACATTAGATTCTTTTGGTTTAGAAGTTTCAACTGGTTTTTCTGGTTCAACCTTAGGTGATGGTTTAGTTAAATCACCAAAGAAATTCCCAATATCACTAAAGACATTAGATTCTTTTGGTTTAGAAGTTTCAACGGGTACAGGAATTAGTGGCACAGGTTTTACTGCAGAAACAGGTTTTACTGGTTCAGATGGTGTTATGACTTTTGGTTTTGCTATTTCTGATGTTTTAACTTGTTCAGTTGTTTTAGGAATTTCAACTTTAACCACTTTGTCACTATCAATACTTTTAACAACTTCTTCTTTTACCGGTTTATCACTATCGGTTAATTTCGTATCTTGTTTTTTAGTTATGTCTTCCTTAGGTTTTACTGATTCAACTGGTTTTACCTCTTCCTTAGGTTTTACTGATTCAACTGGTTTAACCTCTTCTGTAGGTTTTACTGATTCAACTGGTTTAACTGTAACAGACGATTGCTCTTTTACGGCAGTTGCAGGTGCTTCATTTAACCTTTTAAAAATTGGATCATTGGGGTCAAAATTCCCGCTCTCTTTTAGCCGCTGTAATCTAGCTAATGATTCTTTTTTTCGGCTTTCTTTTTGAGCAGCGGATTTTGGTATTTCAGGGTTAACTACTGGTGTTTCATATTTAACATTGCCAGCATCAGCACTTGGTTTGGATTTAAATAAATTGCTAATTTCCGTGAATGAATTAGTATCTTTTGGTTTAATTGTTTCAGTTGGTTTAATAACTACTGGTTTTGGAGCTTCTGGTTTAGTTTTAGTTAAATCACCAAAGAAATTTCCAACATCACTAAAGACATTAGATTCTTTTGGTTTTTCTGGTTCTACAAAACCTTGTTTTTTTGCCCTAGCCAATACATCTTCATATGTTAATTTTACTGGTTCAGATGGTTTAATGACAGAAGGTTTAGCAATTACGTCAGTTTTAGGGATATCTGGTGCTGATACAGGGATGCTTGGTTGAACCGTTTCACCTGGTTTAACTGGTTGATTAATTACAGTATTTGAAGTTATTGTGTTTGCTTTAGATGCATCAGTGTTTGTAAATTTAGCAATATCATTTAGCGCATCTTCTTTTTTAGAATACGTTCTAGATTCCCCAGAAATTTCATCCACAACTTCATACATATCCTCTAACCCTTTCATGGTTGATTTATGTGTATACAGACTAAATTCTGATAACTCAGATGCTGATTCTTTTTCGTTTTCTATTTTTTTATCATTAGTATCTTTAATGATAGACATTTGTTCGTCCATCATTTCTCTAGTTTGAGCTAGCGCAATATCTTTAAATTCTTTAATTGTAGATGCTGGACTAGTTATTGTTTCACTCATATGTGAGGATGTAACACGTTCAGTTGCACTATCACGTGGCATTGCTGCTTGCATAGAACTTATATTACTAAGAACTTTTTCTATACCTTCAAACTGACCTGGTGGTAATACAGTCTCACCTTTTTCAAGTGTTGCAACAGTATCTTTAGGTTCAGTTTTTGATTTAGTTTCACCAAGAGTACCAGTAGCACGCACTTCAATATACCGCCCATCTGCAGTATGGCGACTATCACTTTGT